GCTATGCAGGATCGACGAGACACAGAATCTAATATACTATTAGAATCAAAAAGATTAATATCTTTTCACATGTCTCATCGATCTTACACATAGCAGCTCGACAGACATCCTTGTCTTCACTCAATTAGTTAGCTGACGCGAACTAATCGATCTGACCACCGGAATAGGTGGACAGGTGTGACCTTACTTGGCGGGTGCCAAGTAACCCACGTACGTTTATACTTGCTATAAAGCGTAGGTACCTTAGAGGTGACAATTATAGTATTCTTCGTTCCTGAGAGTTTCCTTGAATAAGTTTCAAGTAAACGAACAGGTTGATCATATATAGGGGCCTGCTTCCTACTTCTCGCACGAAAGTGCCAAAGGTAGTAGGCTTGCGATCTATATTGTGAACGTGTCTTATCTTTCGAGATGAAACACTTCACACGGTCAATCGAATACTTAGTGATAATTGTCTTGGTTTTCCGAGCAGTATAGATATCTATCCAGACACCTATCATGCTGTTCTCGCTAAAAGGAACTAGGGGTAACTTCTCTAAAGACACAATGTCTTGGAGTAAAGCTTCTAGTTTCCCATTAGGAGAACAAATGGACGCCAACCCGTTTATCAGATGACAGAGCTCTGGTTTCCCAAAGCTCTTAAATCTAAGATAAAACGGGGTGACATCGACACCGTTGTACGCATCGAGACCGCAGGATTCCCTAAAGGGGCCTGCAGTGAACGATTTGTTAACGTTGATGTCAAAACCAAGATACGCGATTGCAGTTTTGAACATATCGACATTTTCCGTAGCTATGATGACATCGTCACCGTAGACAGAAATTACGTCTTTATGTTTCGAAACAGCTTTCGCGATCGCCCAAAATATCAAAGTCTCAAGAGCAAATGTACATCCGTTCCCCATTGAGGAGAACTTCTCGTACACGTACTCTTGTTGAAAACCAATCCCTTTGTGGGACCTTATCGCCAGTAAGTACTGCATCCACGAATATGGAAGCAGCGCATGCACAGCGTTAAGGGAAATGGTATCAGAAGCTTGCTTAAGGTCTAACGTGGCTAAATCGCCATGTATAGAACTTGATCGAGCTAGATCTTGATTTCTTGTCTGGTCTGACAGATCTACTCCGTGGTTACGGAGGCGATCTTTGACATAGCCATCAAATGCTAGCTGAAAAGGAATATTTCCTTCCGGCTCACACGCGATAGTTCTGTCTGTCTTCCAGCTCTTTGGTACAGTCTCGATCCTATTCGCATTACAATCGCTGAACGATACGTTGGCAAAACCGAAATGGTTCGCCAGCGTTCGATACAGCGGTTGACATGCAGTAGTCGCCGCAACATTCCTCACTTTCATTTTCATAAAAGGGAGAGAATCGCGACGTCCGTAGGATGCTGTTGCACCGGAAGTAACGGCGACCAAATTCGGAATTTCCGAATAAAAGTCGCCAATGTCGCCTAGCAAATCAGAAATGATTCGCTGGGTTCTCGATATCACTTGAGTCAACTCCTGGGACTTACGTCCTGGGAAGTTAACTTCGAAGTGATCTAGCCTCTTATTAGTTCTCTTACATTTCCGCTCAGCACCATCGAAAGATGACTGGGCAGACAAGTAAGTAATAAGGGGGTCGGCAAATGCTGCGTTCTTCGAAAAGAATGCAGACACTTGACGGCAGAATCGACAATTCTCCTCACTTTGATATGCGTGAGGATATACTTCGCTAAGGGTGCTGAGTAAGATGACATTTTTCGAACGGACCCCACCAAGGGCGAGTTCGATAAGCTTGTCATCTACGAGACCCTTCTGGTCTCTGATATAACTTCGACTAACGTCATACGTTAAATCAATTAGGTTCATAACTTCTCCTGATTTTGCTCACTCTTAAATCTAACGGATTAACACCCGTCGAGATTGTACATAAGAGTGATAAAAAACACTAACCATAAACATGTGCAGAGTAAGAAATATCCAACAAGTCTAATAAAAGACATGGGATACTGCTAGAACTGCAATGATTATCAGAATACTCATTACTTCAAGTATTCTTGGGTTAGTACCGTGTTTCCAAACTCATCGCCCGCGACAATATCGCGGATGACGGCAAGGGCGCTCGCAACATCATTAGTATCGTGCCCGAGAGGGCGCGTTACTGTGATGTTAAAAGCTACACGTTGGGGAAGTACAGCACCAGTTACATCTGCAGTCGCAAAAGATACAGTAATATCATCTTGCACGACTACTTTGTTACCAGAAGGTACTTTACGCTTTTGTATAACTAACTGCGGTTTTGACACCGTATGGTTAATTAAAGTAAAAACGCGTGAATTTCCGTTATCGGAAAATTCTGTGAGGGCTGTAATTTGAGCAGCCATAATTCTCTCCTTTTCTTATGTTAGATTTAGCTCATCGTAAATGACGGGCTACTAATGATAGCAGATCTTGAAATTTATATAAATCAAAATCTACATTCAAATCTAACTGCGGAAGTAGAGACACAGATGCAGGATTCCTTACTATATGGATACCAGACGATTGGAGATCTAACGAATAGCTACCGCTATGCGTTGAATCACCAAATGTATGGTCCGTGGAAATACTGCGGTTGAGGGTAGTGTAAACACTACCAGCCGCCACATGTTTTTCCGAGAATAGTAAGAATGACGTTGATGCCAACCATTGCCCCAACTTAAAGAACCAATCAATAATAAAACTATAAGGCGTTATTTCCCACGCCGAAATAGCTATATTGAAAGAGAACTTAGGAGGGTCAATTTGAGCAACCACAGAACCTCTCACACTGAAGTTATACGTATCGGTGATCGTGGACGAACAAGTCCCCGAAGCAGCGCTATGTATAAACTCTGATGTGATTGTTTCTGAGACTGATGTCCCAGATCTCTGTGAAAAACGCTCACGGTCATCTCCGTACGCCTCAATAGCCTTTGTAATGGCTAATAAGTCGTAATAGAGAACGCGCCAACCATACCTAAAGGACAACCACGATTGGTGGAGGTTCTTTCCAGATGTTATTAAAGTGATCAAGTCACGACCTGCTGTCATTATCATTTGTCTCAATTTCTTGAGTTCAAGTAATGCTGTCAGCGTGTCATGGCGTTGGACACTATAAATAGCGGCAGCTGCCGCCTGGACATACATTGAGGTATCTATAGGAGGAGATCGTGAAATCACGGCTCTCATCCTTAGATTCTCTGGTATGTGGTGAATAGCTCCGAGTTTTGTATACGAATATCCCCATGAGTTCTGATCATCATGATCAGAAACATTAGCGGATTGTGTACAACTCTCTTGGTATTCAGTTTTGGTATAGTGCGTAAAGGGAAGTAGTTCACCACGACGCTTACGCTGATGGAAATTTTTTAGATCTTCACCAGAAAAGCCTCGTAAAGACTCACCACTACTTTTAACATGCTCGGTGTCAGTGTCATCCTTATTAGGATCCGACCACCACCTATGTATGTTACCTGTAATGATTAAGTCTTGTTGGTCTACATCTCCTCTTAACATGATAATATCCTGTAACGAACGACATTCCGCGAATGCCGAGTGTCGGGTCCAAAA